ACCACAATTTGTACCAACTTGTCTAACACTAAAAGTAAAAGGTGGACCTACAAATTGAATAACATATGCAGAAGTATCTGTTAAAACTAATGTATAATCTTTACCTGATACAGCTCCAACTATTTCATTACCTTTATCTAATCTAAAAGTACCTGCAGTATTAGTTGCTGTTGGTGTATAAGTATTTAAATCTTCTTGATTTGAAAATCTAATAAACATTGGATCTAGTGTTAATGGATCTCCAATAGTTGTTTCAGTTCCAAAATGAAATACATGTCTGTCTCTATCAGATACTTGTGTTAATCTTGATTTAGTAGGATTATTTGTAGTTTGAAAATTACTTGTGGTTTGTGAAGCTCTAATTGTTCTTGCATTAGATGCTCCTGCATTCCATGTAAATGTTTTACCATTATGAATAGTTGCAACTAATACTTCTCCAAAATTATCTAATGACCATAAACCTGGATCTAAAATTACAGAACTTGTTGCTCTTGGAGTTCCCCATGTTAATGCTCCCCATGTTGATGTTCCCCAACCATAACCTGGTGTTTGAAAAGTTGGACCAATATTTACGTAAGGATTAATAGTTGCCGATCCTGCTGCAGACATACCTGACCCACCTTCATTAGTAGGCATAGTAATTTCAAATGAATTGGTTGTTGCATTTAAAACTTCAAAAGTATTATCTTGAAATTGTGAAACTGTAAAATCTGTTGCACCTGCACCAGGAAGTGTTACTGAAGATAAAGTAATATACCTTCCGTTTGATAAACCATGTGATGTTTTATTTATAGTTACTGTTGCAGATCCAGTAGTTGAACTAAAAGTAGCTGAAGTAATTGCAGTATCTAAAGGAGTAATATCAAAAAAACTACCTCCATAATATAAAAATAAACCTTGTGAAGTTCCTATAGCTGCATATTTTTCACCTGCTAAAGATGCAAAAGTATGTTGTGCTCTCGCAGCACCAGGTAAAGTATTAGAGGTTAGTTGTTGCCAACCACCTATTTTTTCAGGTAATCCATATCTGAATCTAACAAAATCTCCATCGACCCATTGAGACTCAGCTCCTGAATCAGTTACCATTTTGTTAAAACCGGGCTTGAAATTTAATTTTTGTAGCATATAGTATACTTTATCTTAATTATAGTCACAATGAAAGCTTCAATAATTTTACACAGTTTTATATATATTGCAATATAAAAGGAATAACGATGGAAGAAAAAACAGTAGAAATAAATAATTTTATAGGTGTATACGACAATTATATTACTAAAGATGAATGTAATAAAGCTATACAACTTTTTAATGAGCAACAAAATTTTAAAAAAACATTTACTAGAATGCAAAATGAAAATAGTCCTAGCCTAATAAAAAAAGATGAACAGTTTTTTGCAGCTCCAAATAATATTGATATTTGGTGGGAAGAACTAAAAGTCATGATGTTAAATTTTGATATTGCTTTAAAACACTATCTTCAACAAACAGGTTCTGGTGAAATATTTCCTGAACTATCTTACACAGATTTAAAAATACAAAAAACGTTACCAACAGAAGGTTATCATGTTTGGCATATAGAACATGGTCCCGGTCGTAATAATGAAAACAGAGCTTTAGTATTTTCTATTTATTTAAATGATATAGAAGAAGGTGGAGAAACAGAATTTTTACATTTTTCAAAAAGAGTAAAACCAAAAACTGGTAGAATTGTTATTTGGCCTGCTAGTTTTCCATACGTTCATAGAGGCAATCCACCTTTAGAAGGTGAAAAATATCTTTTAACGTCTTGGATGTTAATGTAATTAAAAAATAGGTTTTGTTATAATTCTATTACCACTTAAATTTACATTTTGATTTTCATCAAATTGTATATTGATAGGTTCTTCACTAGAATATGTTTGTGGTAAATCTCTTAACGCAGTTCTGTAATTTTTTATTGCAGTTAAATTTTCTTCAGTGATTGCATAATCATTTAATAAATATTTATCTGTTAATGATATAGCGTGATCTCTATCTATTCTAACTCTTTCCCATGAATTATGGAAAGCTTGTAAATCTGCTGCTTCTTGTGCATCTCTAGATTCTTTTACTTCATTATATTTATTTAAAATTACATCTATTTCAGATTGAGTTGGAGCTCTTTGAGTTTTATCAAGAAATTCAATTGTAGATTCACCTTCTGTATTTATTTGAATTGCATTAATACTTGTATAGTTTTCCCAAAACTCAGGTTCATCTAATCTAACAAATTCATCATTTTCATCTTTAATATTAAATTCTACAGGAACACCATCTTTGATTATCATTTTATCTGGATTTGCTAATGTTAGTATCATAATTTTCCTACGTTTTAATTATATATATTAATGCTACATAAGGTTGCAAGATAGACATTTCAGTTCCAGTAAGATTTCCTGAACCATTAGCTCCATGACTATGTGATTGACTACTTCCAGAATAACTAGAAGCTTGTGTATTTGGACTTACTTGTTGTGAATAAGTTCCATACCAACCACTTCCTGCAGCTATCCTTGACTTTCTTACGTTGTGTCTGTGTTGAGGCATCTGTCCATTACTTAAAGTGTGGTTACTTACAGATACAGTTAATGCAACATTACCTGCTGGAGTTTGATTTTCTGAACCACCAGTTGATGCTAAAGCTTTATTGTTAGATTTACCAACCGGAATTTTATCTTGTAAATCAGGTAGTCCAAAAGTTGATGAACCATCTCCTGCACCATATGTAGTTCCAACTATAGCAAACAAAGCTGCGTATGTTGTTCTAGAAACAGTTTGACCATTACATTCTAAAAATCCTGTAGGAAGACTTGCTTCTGTCCAAGGAATAATTGTTGCTGTTGGAATACCTTTTCCATCTACTATAGCACCATTATTAATTATAGTTGTTCCGCCAGATACGATACTCATTAGCTTTCACCTCCATTATGTGCTTGATTCCATTTATCAATAAATATTTGAAAATCTCCTAAATTAGCTTCTTCATAAGAACTATTTGGTCTTCCATCTATATATTCTACTTCATCAGAAGAAGTAGGAGTACCATATTGAATAGCCCAAATATTAGAAAATTTTTCTTGATTCCAAAAATCATTATCTTCTATAATATGTCCAGTTCCTTTTTCAGGACCATTATTTTTTATAATTACTTTGTCTTCTAACATAACTGTCCATGTTGCGTATGTGCTCATTTTAATCCTTTATAATATAAATTAAAGTTAAATAAGGTTGTAAAGCGGCATCAGTTCCTGATGTAAAATTATGGTTATGGGCTGAACCAGAACCTGTTGTAGTTGTAGATTGTCTACTATTTGAACCATTTAAATTCATACCTAATCCATGAGGAACAGCACCTGTAGTATAACCATATTCATGACTATGTGCCGCAAGTTGTGCTGTACTTAAAGATTTATTTGAAATATTTCCTGAAACTGTATTAGAACCACCAGTTGATGCTAAAGCTTTATTATTAGATTTTCCAACTGCTACATTGTCTGAAAGATTAGGTAAATTAAAAGTCGCTGAACCATCTCCTGGACCATAAGTAACACCTATAACAGAAAATAATTGTGCATATGTTGTTCTAGAAACAGCTTGACCATTACATTCTAAAAATCCTGTAGGAATAGTTCCTTCTGACCAAGAAGTAATAGTTCCTGTGCTGGATGCTTCTGAATATTTTGTTGCTGCGTATCCTGTCATTTTTATTTATCCTTATATGTCCATCCTGTTGTAGCATCTCCTGAATATACTAAAGTAAAAGCTGCACCTTGAACTGAAACTACTAGATCATCTGCTGCATTTACTATATTAGAACCATTTCTACCAATGGTCAATGCGTTTGTATTAAAATCATATCCTTGGTCCATAACAGATACTTCATCTCCTGCTGAAGGTGATGCAGGTAATGTTAAAGTAAATGCTGAACTATTTGTATTTGCTAAAATTTGTGCTCCAGCTTGAATCGTTTCTGCTGCTGATACCACTCTCCATTTTCTATATTCACCTGCTTTTATAACATCAGTTCCGTCAGAATATAGTGTATAACAATTACCTTCACATAGAAGAGGACCGGTTCCACTAGCAGTTTTAAATTGTAAAGTAAATCCTGCATGATTACAAGCATCTTCAACTATATATGTTTTTTCAATTGAAGCTGGTATACTAATTGTTAAATTAGCTTCAAGAGTTCCTGTTAGTTTAATAACTTCATTTTTACCATCTGATAAAGCACCATTAGTAAAAGTTAATGATCTACTAGCATTAGTTACATTAAATGGTGAATAACCACCAATAGCTTGTTCTAAAATTAAAAGATTAGTATTTGTAATTTGTCCCCAAGTTCCTGAGTTTTCTCCAGTTGCTTGAACAGTTAATTTTAAATTTGCTGATGTTGAGTTGGCCATATTGTAAATTCCTTAAATTAAATCATAATATTTCATTTATGCAGCAGTGTCAATGTTTGTCCAACCAGGAGGATCTATTGGTGCGGAACCTGTATTTACAGGTGTCCATACTTGAGCATTTTCTTGATCTCCTAGTGTGGCAGTTAAAGAAAATCCTGTTACATCTACAGGTGTATTTAATTCTATTTCAACAGAATTATCCTGCATTGTAAGATCAAATCCGGTAACTTCAGCTACCATTACAGCATCAACTGTTCCTAAATTTAAAGGTAAAGGAAAACCTGTTGGGAAAACTTCTACAGCTATTTCTATATTTAAACTATTAACAACTGTAATAGTGTTGCCCATGATATTACCATGAACAGTACAATAATATCTTAATGAATCAGGAGCACTTACTGGAACTTCAAATGTTACTTTTGCTCCCGGTCTTCCTGCTGTTCCAGTTACAGTAACTCCATCAGTCCATGAATTACCTGCACTATCTTCAAATCTTAAAGGATGACCATCAACTGAACTATCAGATACATCAAAAATGTATCTACTTCCTCTTATCATTTCTATAGCAGGTCTATTTACTCCATCTAAAGCAAAAACATTTGCGCCTACTCCT